TGTGGCATCCTCATAACCCGAAGGTCGTAGGTTCAAATCCTACCCCCGCTACCAACAAAATCAGGCACTTACGACGAGATGCGAAAGGCCTGAGACGACGAGTGTGGGGAATTTGTGTACAGACTTCTTACAATCAGTGCAGGCGCGAGGCGAGACGCTCCGCCGCGCTGACCAGATGATCGACCGGCAGGTGGACGTAGTTGTCGATCATCGCCGGCGACTTCCACCCGCCGAGATCCTGCAGCGTCTTGCGGTCGGTGCCATCGAGCGCGAGCCACGAGGCGAAGGTGTGCCGGATGTCGTGGAACCGGAACCCGTCCGGCAGCCCCGCCCGCTTGGTGTACCGCTTCCACTGGTGGTGACACGGCGGCTCGACCGGGAACACCCGCACCTCACCCTCCATCCGCAGCTGCTGCTCGAGCAGCGCCTTCGCGGCTGAGTTCAGCGGGCACACGATCAGGTTCCCGGCCTTGGTGTCGATTGGCTGCACCCAGCAGAGGCCGCGCGCGAGGTCCACCCGGTCCCAGGTGAGGCCGAAGACGTTGCTCTTGCGCAGCCCGGTCATGAAAGCGAACCCGACCGCAGCGCGCAGCCCGGCCGGCAGCACCTCGAGCAGCGCCTTCGCCTGCGCCGGGGTGGCGATGACCATGCGGCTGCTGTCGCGCTTGTCGCCATAGGTGCGCAGCGCCGGCACCTGCTCGATCCACTCCCAGTCGCGGCAGGCCGTGTTCAGCACCGAGCGCAAGGTGATGATGTAGTTGTTCCGCGTGCCGGGCGTGGCCGGCGTGCCCTTGCGCGTGACGAGCTGCTCGATCTGCTCACCCGCCCACGCGCGCGTGATTTCCGTGAGCGACATGCCCTCGGCGCGCGCGCACCAGAACGCGAGGTGGTGGGTGTAGTCGCGGATGGCGCTCGCCTTGGCGTGCTCGGCGAGCCACCGCTCGGCGGCCTCGGTGAGCGAGCGCGGCTGCTTGGCGCCGAGCTTCTCCTGGCGCCAGAGCTGCGCCCTCAGTTGGTCGTGGAGTTCCTGCGCTGCTTTGCGATCAGATGTCTCAGCAGAGCGCCGGAGTCGCCCGCCGTTCGCGAGCGGGATGTCGAGATGGTAGGTGTTGCCACGTTTGTGGATGGACATGGTTTGCATCGCTCCTTGGTTGCTTCGAGGATCTCCGCGACGTTGACTCGGATCGCGATGCCGAACCTGTAGTGCGGCACCTCACCACGGTCAACGAGCCGGCGGAGCGTCTTCACGCTAACACCGAGTCGCGCCGCCGCGTCAGCAAGTGATGTAAGCACCTGCTGTTGAGATTCTCTCAACACCTCACCCATCCGTCAACTCTCCGCGCATGAGCGGCAGAAAGTCCTCCAGTTTCAAGACGATGCGCCACGGTTGGCCGTTCGTGCGGTAGGCCACGACGGGCACTTCGCCCGGCTGGCAGTGCTCCTCGATCTGGCGGCACCAGGCGGGCAGGGCGAGCGTCTCGCGGCGCTTCGCCTCAATCCGAAACTTGCCCACCTGGATGTCGTCGCCCGAGTCGCGGGCCTGACCCAGCTTCCTTTTCACGACGAAGCCAAGCTCGTCGCTCAGGATCTGCGCCAGTTCCCGCTCCGCTGCTGCGCCCTTGTTCCGTGACATCCTTCCGCCCATCGTTCCAGCTCCTTCGCCACCAGTGGCCGTTCTTCGGCTTACTTGCCACGCGGATCTTCGCCCGCGAGCAGCCGCGCGTAGAACAGCAGCTTGCCGGCCTCCTGCTTCGGGTCGTCCTTCGCGCCCAAGCGCCAGTTGTACTTGGCGACCTGCCCGCGCAGGTAGCCGCGCCATTCGTCCTCGGTGAGCTGCGCGCGGATGGCGTCGATGCACTCGACGCCGCCCCGGTTGTAATGCGCCGGGCGCTTGACCAGGTCGAACTCCTGCACGGCGATGCCGCACTTGTGGTAGTCGTCCCAGACCTCGCCGCAGCGTTGGCAGACGTTCTTGTTCATGCGCGCCTCAGAACGGGATCGGGTCGTTGAAGTCGGCGTCGTCGGCCACCGGCGGCAGGTTCGACAGGTCGCGCTTCTTGCCGCGCCGCGGCGTGCTCTCGGTCACCTTCGCCGAGAACACCTTGCGCATCGCCTCGACCACGGGCTCGGTCACCGTGCCGGCGCTCGAGGCCGCGAGCTCCTTGCTCGAGTAGCCGTCGAGGCCGTTGCGGAACGTCTTGCCAGTGTCCTTGTGCGTGTACTCGATGTACGCATCGCCACCGTCCACCGCCTCGCCGAACGGCACCAGCGCCGGGATGAAAAGGTGCTGGTCGCACGCCGTGCGCTGCGCAGCCTTGTCGAGCGCCCGGTTGTGCGTCTCGCAGCGCCAAGCGCCGTCCTTGACCGGCGTCGAGTGCGCGCAGGTCCTGCAGCTCACCTCGGCCACCTTCTGCTCGTGGCAGAGCGAGAAGAACGTGCAGCCCTTGCACTTGTAGTGCGCGGGGTCTTCGGAGAGCTTGGCAGGCGTGGTCGGCGAGTCGATGACCCGCTTCGCCCGCCCGCGCAGGGCCTCGAACGCCTCGGCGTCGAAATGCACCCACTCGGTGTAGATCTCGTCGTTGTCCTTGTTGACCGCGAAGTAGAGCGCCCGCTCGACGCCGAGCAGGCCCATGTAGACCTGCATCTGCGCGTAGTGCTGCGGCTTGCTCTCGGCCACGCCGAGCTTCTTCATGTCCGTGAAGCTCTTCGCCGAGTGCGTCTTCACCTCGAGGATCGCCCAAGACTTCGGCGCCTCGGGGAAGCCCCTGCCGATGCCGTCCACCGAGCCACCGAAGTGGCCGGTGTCGTCGCGGCAGTCGATCTGCTTGCCGTTCTCGTCGGTGTGCAGGTCCACGCCGATGGCGCGCAGCTCCTCGGCGACGACCGCCTCCTCGCGCTTGCCGCGGTCGAAGAGGCGCAGCATCCGCCCCTCCCAAGTGGGCGTCGTCGCCCACCGGAAGGACAGCCAGATGTGCCGCTCGCAGTCGTGGCCGATGAGCGAGGCGCCCAAGTGCTCGCGATGTTCCTGCGTCTGCGCACCCCGCCACTGAATGACGGCCTCCCCAGTGGTGTGCTGCGACGCAGGGACCTGCGGCATTTACTTCTTCTCCCAGGGCCGCGCGGCCGCCCCCGGCTTCTGGCCAGGGGGGAGGGACGGGGCCGAGGACGGCCGCGAGGCTTGCTTGGTGGACAGGGCCGCGTAGCCCATCACGCGATTGCGGGTGGGGTCCTTGCGGTCGAGGTCGAGCTCGGCGAGCACCGGGCGGTCGTGCAGCTGCTCGGTGTCGGTCAGGTTCTGCACGCCGGCCGCGAGGCACAGCATCTGCAGCTGGCGCTTCGCGATGTCCTCGGCGGTCTTGTTCGGGTTGCTGACGTTGAGGCGGTCCCAGATGCGGCGGCCGCCGTGCGGGCCGTCGATGACCTGCAGGGTGAGCTCGATGTACTGGCCGGTGCCGGCCTGCGTGGTCTTGAGGTCGCTCGAGATCACGGCGACCTCGTACATGCCCTTGGGCAGCGGGGCGCGCTCGGGCGCCGGCGCGGCGACGTGGGTGGCGGCATCGAAGTTGAATTGCGGCATCGTAGTGGTTCCCTTAGTTGCTGGTGATTGCGGACTCGAAGGCCTCCCACGAGAGCGCGATGCTCTCAGGCAGGCCGTAACGGTTCTTGGCCATGTAGGCCGGCTTCTCGGCGGTGTAGAGCAGGCGCTCGCCGGTCGAGACGCCGCGGTTGTTGGTCTTGTTGAACCCCACGTCGTCCTTCTTGACGATCGTGCGGTAGTTCGCGAACAGCACCGCGTCCGACCACTCGCGCACAAGGGCGCTCGAGCGCGTCTGCAGCTTCGGCTGATAGCGGTCGTAGGGCTCGACCTCGGGCGAGTCGAACCGCTTGATCTCGGTGTGCGCGATGAGGATGCAGATCATTCCCTTGTCGTTCCTGAGCGCGTTGAGCCCGTCGAGCACCTGCCGCCACTTCTCGGCCGCGATGAGCGCCCCCTTGCCGTAGGCGAGGTCCTTGGCGTCGTGCGTGCTCTCGATCTCGCGCCAAATGAGGGTTTCGAGCCAGTCGAGCGAGTCGATGACGACAGTGCGGAAATCGTGATCTCCGTCATACAGCGCCTGGATGGAATCGAGCACGTCGCCCGGCTTCTTGGCGATGGGGAAGTGCTCGACCTGCAGCGACCCGAGGCCGTCTTCGGTCAGGATGAAAATGGGGTTCGGGGCGGCAGCGGCGAAGGTGCTCTTGCCGATGCCCTCGACGCCGTACACCGTCACGCGCGGCGCGGCGATGGCGGTGTTCTTCTTGATGGACTTGAGATCGAAAGCCATGTCAGGCCTCCTCGATGACGATGTAGGTCTTGGCGGGCTTGACGGTGATCGCGGGGGCGATCTGCCGCCAGAGGTCGGGGCGGTCGGTGCGGATCGCCTTGAGCAGCGACTCGTCGGCCTCGACCTTGGTCTTGACCGGCTTCTCCGGCCAGCCGGCCGTGAGCGCGAGGAGCTTGTCGAGGTCGGCCTTGTACGTCAGCTTGCCGGTGGTCTTGAGCTTCATGCCGTTCTCGAGCGCGGTGCTCGAGCTGCCTTCCTCCTTGGGGGGGAAGAGCGCGAGGATCTGCTGCTCGATGTCGATGCGCCGGTTGTTTGCGGCGAGTTCGTCACGCTTCGCTTGCAGCCAGTGCTGCGCGAGTTCTTCTGCGGTCATCTTTGTAGCCTCGTGGTGGGGGCGGGGTAAGACGGTAGCATCGTGATGCGAAAAGCGCAACACCTACAACAAAAGGCCCGGTTATACCGGGCGAACCCACAGCACCGGGGCTGCAGCCGTGGCGGCGACGTTCTCGATGGCGGAGCCAGCGGGGAAGGGCAGGACCGTCACGCGGTCGGCATCGTAGCCGCGCTTGACATACCCGACGTGCCGCGCTCCGCCCGACACCTCGACGACTGCCAAGCGATCGACCATCGCCTGGACGCGCGCGTCGAACTGCCCGGTGAAGATCAGCCAGCCGTCCTGCTGCAGCTCAGGCGCACGCACCTGGACGACGAGCGCGCCGGCGGGGACATCGCGCGGCGCCGTCACGCGGCGCGCATTCTTTGCCGTGACTTCGCGCACCGCGCCCTTCGCATCGACGTGCGCACGCACGGGCAGCGAACGCGCATCCTCCTCGATGGGGATGCCGGCGCGTGCGAGCACCTCGGTCACAGGGATCGTGAGCAGGCCGCTGATGCGGTTGGCCTCTTCTGCGGACATCGCGCGCTTGCCGCGCAGCATCAGCGAGACGGCGGAGGGGTCGAGTTCCATGTGTTTCGCCAGCCGACGCAGCGACATCTCGCGCTCGGCTAACCGTTCTCGGAACCACCGCGTGTCGATTTTGGATTTGGCTTGCATCGTTCACCTCGTTGCTGATTCGTTGGGCTGTTGACAATTCCTCATCATTCTTGCACCTTCGGCCCTTCCCCGCAACACCAACAACGAGAACGGCGTTATGTCGCAACTGAGTCCTGCCCGCGAAATTGTCGAGAAATTGGGCGGAGTGCGCGCTACCGCACGCATCTTGTCGATGTCACCGAGCGCGGTGTCGCGGTGGATGATGTCGAGAGACAAGCGCGGCACGAACGGGCACATCCCGCGCCGGCACTGGCCGGCCATCCTCAAGCACTCGCGCGCCGAGCGCCTCGCCATCCGTCTCAGCGACCTCGCTGACATCTGACCCATCGGCAGGGGGCCGGCATGGTCAAGAACTCGGAGTTCCTCTCCGCGGCCTACGGGCCGCTCGGAGACAACACATTCGGATGGACGTGCGCGTTCACCGCAGATCCGCACAACGCACCGCCCGATATCTGGTCGGGCTCGTTCTGGCGCGCGACCGACCGCCAGGTCGAGATGCTCGATCGCCGCGGCGAGCAGAACACCTACTTCAGCGTCTCGCGGCTCAACGCGCCGCGCCGCAGCAAGAGCGCGTTCCACTCGCTCGCCGTGCTCGTCGCGGACGATGCCGACCCGACGGAACTCAACGGTCGGCCGTCCTACGTCATCGAGACCTCGCCCGGCAACCACCAGATCGGCGTGTTCTTGGACCCCGCCGACCCGGCCACGCAGGACCTCGAGGTCATCGACCGGCTGATGTCGGCGATGGCCGATGCCCGGCTCATCAAGGCCGACGCCTCGGGCAACAACGCCGTGCGCTACTGCCGGCTGCCCGTCGGCCGCAACACCAAGGGCGGCGCGGCGCACGAGGTGCGCCTCTCGGTCTGGAACCCCGACCAGCGCCTCACCCTTGAGGATGCCGCCTCGGTGTTCGGCATCGACCTCTCGGCGCTCGAGCCGCGCCAGCTTGCCCCGGCAGCCCCCGCCGGCCCGGCGGAGCCCGACTGGGCGGCGCTCATGCAGCAGATCCTGACGGGCGAGTCCTACCACGGCCCGCTGCTCTCGCTCTCGGCCAAGCTCGCCGCCTCCGGCGCGGGGGGCGGGGCGATCGTGAACCTGCTGCGCGGCCTCATGGACGCCGCCCCAGACCGCTCGGACCGGTGGCAGTCCCGCTACCACGAGATCCCGCGGATGGTCTCCGGCGCCGACCGCTACCGCCCGGCAGCCACCGCCCCGGTCACCATCACGCTGGGCGGCGCTCAGGCGGCCCCTGAGCGGCCCTCCGACCTCGCCCCACTCGACTGGTCAGCCCTCGCGGGGACCGCCCCAGAGCCGCCAGAATGGCTCGTGCAGGGGTGGATGCCCCGGCGCACGACCACGCTCCTCGCCGCGAACGGCGGCGTCGGCAAGTCGAACCTCTCCCTGCAGCTCGCTGCCTGCCTCGGCCTCGGCCGGCCGTTCATGTCCATCGACCCGGTCGCCCCCTGCCGGGTCCTGGTCCTGTCGGCCGAGGACGAGGCGCGCACCGTGCACTTTCGCCTCTCGAACGTCGCGGCCGACCTCGGGGTCGGGCTCGCCGACCTCGAGGGGCGGGTGTACGCCTACGACCTGACGCAACAGGATTGCGTGCTCTGGCGCGATGGCGGGGTGACCGCCCGCATGCAGTGGCTGGCCGACACCGTCGCCCGGCACCAGGCGCAGGCCGTCATCATCGACAACGCCTCGGACGTGTTCTCAGCGAACGAGAACGACCGCGCCGAGGTGCGCGGGTTCATGCGCGCGCTCAACGCGATCGCCCAGGCGAGCGGGGCAGGGGTGCTGCTCCTCGCCCACGTTGACAAGGCCTCGGTGCGCATGGGCGCAGGCGCGGATACCAACTCGACCTTCTCGGGCTCGACCGCTTGGAACAACTCGGCGCGCTCGCGCTGGGCGATGACCCGCGAGGAAGACGCCGTCGTGCTGCGCCACGAGAAGTGCAACTTCGGCGCCCTGCAGCCGCCGATCCGGCTCGAGTTTGACACCGGCGCGCGCGTCTTCAAGCGATTCGGCGAGGTCACCGCCTCCGCAGCTGCGCGTAACGTGTTGCGAAGTTCTAATCGCGGTGCGATTCTCAAACTGCTCGCGGCGACCGTGCAGGCCGGGCAGCGGGTGTCGCTCAGCAAGACCGCGAACAACAGCGCGTGGATCGTGCTCTCGGGGTCGAAGAACTTCCCGGCCATCGACCGGCGCGACTTCTGGTCGATGCTCTTCGACATGCAGCGCGAGGGGCTGATCGAGGTGACGTCCTACGAGAAGAACCGCAAGCGCTTCGAGGCCATTGCGATGACGGCGGCCGGGCTCGAGGAAGCGGCGCCGGCCTGGGAGCGTTAAGAGATCAGGGCAAGGATGCCCCAGCCGACGCCGAGCAGCGCGGCGCACACGATCGCAGCGTCCCGCAGCAGCCGGATCAGCGGGCCGAAGTCAGGTGGGCGTTCCATGCCTAGCCATATCCTCTGCGGCAATGAAATTGCGCGTATGCTGCTCAAGCGCTGCGTCAATATCTTCAAGCGCTGATTTCAAGCAACCTTCTGCCGTCTCGTTCTGTTTGCAAACTGACGCGGCATATACCCACTCTCTCGCGCGGCGTATTCGATCTACTTCATAGCGACCCATTAGTCTGACTCCCATTTTGAGCTGCGCACATGTGGAAAATAGCGTCGAGTCTGTTTGCGGAGCAAATCAAAAAACTCGGTTTTGGTTAAGAGACGTCCATTAACGCTATATTCCCTTGGCTCTGGCGCTTTGCCGGATACACCCTTGATCCGGCGCCGCGCAGCGTAGAAATCAACAACATTAGACGGCTTTTTCATCGCCATCCTCCACGGCATCCTCGACGCGCGCGATGAGCTCGTCGAGCTCCTCGTCGCCGATCTGCTCCTTGCCGTGCAGCGCGCACCAGGCGGGGTCCATCCGGCGCAATGCGTCGCGGATCTCGGTCAGCAGGGCGATGGCGGGCGGCTCCGGTGGGGCGAGGGCGTATACGCTTCCCGGTTGACCCGGCTCGTTGCTGTCCGTGCAGGGCAGTTCATGGTCACTAGCCCTCGGGCATCGTTTGTTCCCGCAGGTCGGGCACACAATCATGTGCGCGACGAGCCGCCCAGAGTTGCATTTGTGGCACCAACATTCCTGCGGCTCCGGCTCCGCGAGCGCGGCGCGATGTGCCTCCCATGACCGCCGAAACAGAGATTCTGCGAAAGTCTCCTTCGGCTCCGCGAGCGCGGCGTCGAGGGCGTCTCGGAAGTTGTCCACATAATCATCGCAGTGCGGACACCAATGGCGACCAGACTTTCCGCAAGTCAGCGCATCCCGCATTTCTTCGCCCACAGCGCGGGGCAGGGTGATGTTGCTCACGGCTTCACCTCCTTTGTTGCCCACGCCATAAACCTGCGCCAGACCCACGCTAGCATCCGTTCGAGTACGCTCACGGCTTCACCCCATTGGGGCCGGCGCACTCGCCGGCGAACATCCTCTGGCACCGCCCGCCGCCGTCGAGGCAAGCGGGATACCTGCACCCGGCACGCTGTCCGCGCAGCTGCTCGAGCTCGGCCTCAAGACGGTCGATCCGCGCCGAGTACGCCGCGCAGCGCAGCAGGGCAGACTCGCACTCCCGCCGCCACTCCTCCGGCGTGTGCTGCTGGGCCAGCCACGCCTTGTCCCATTCGTCGAGCTCGATGGTCATGCCTGGTACCTCCGCACCAATGCCTCGACGGCAGCGGCGTTGCGCGCAGTCACCCATTCCCGATTTAGCTGCAGTGCCCGCGTCTTGCGCCCTAGCTCGAGCGCGATGCGGCCCTTGGTGAAGCCCTCATCGAGCAGCCACGCAATCCGCTCCCATGTCCGCTTGGCCGGGACCAGCGCAGCGTCGCCCCGGCAGGCCGGCGTGACCGCGAGGATGCGGCGCTCGGAGCGCGCGCGGATCTTGAGCTTCCGGCCGGCGCGCACGTCGGCAATCACGGACAGGGCCACGTCCGACGCCGCCGCCACCATCCGCCTGCCGACGCCTTGCCGGGCCAGCGCTCTCAGGTGCCGCCGCGCCGGGGCGGCATCGACGATGCCGTTCCAGTCGCCCGCCGCCCTGGCTGCAGCACGCTCGCGCTCGTAATCCGAATTCGACCGGCGGCAGTAGAAGCACCGGCACCCCGCGAGGTACCGCAACCGATGCCCGTGCGGGCGGTCGGCGGCGAGCTCCGCAACCGGGCGCAGGCCGCGATCCTGCAGGCTCATTCCCGGTCCTCCGCGCTGTGCCAGTCGCGCTGGCGCTTGAGGAACGTCGGCCACTTGAGCTCGTCCACCCAGCTGCGATCGTCGATCAGCACTTGGTTGGTGGGCTGCGCCGTGTACCGGCCGTTCTCGAGCTGCAGGAAGTAGAACTCCTTCGACTGCGCCGGCGAGGCGCTGAACGCATCGCCGACCGGCGCCAAGGTGAAGAGGTACATGCCGGCGTGCTCGGCGCCGTCCTGCAGCCGCACCCTCGCATTCATGGAGGAGAGGTACGGATATTCGAGGGTCGTGAACTGCCACCCGTAGGCGTCCCAGGTCGCGGCCTGCCACGGCTCCCAGGGCGGGGCGTCCTTGACCGCAGCGAGCTGATGCAGCGGGACGTTGCGGTACACCGCGCCGCACTCGAGCAGCACATGGCAGCCGAACGCGCGGCCGGGCCACGACGTGAGGCCGAACCAGACCGCGCGCAGCGGCTCGTGCTTGCCGATGGCATCGGCGTCGATCCAGACGTACTGATGGGCAGGCAGCGGCCCCGCGTGCGTGTGCAACGTCACTTGCGGTCCCTCCACAGCAGGGCCGCCAGTACCGCCAGCGTCGAAACGCCCACCAGCGCATACACCGACAGCACGATCACGAGCAGCAGCTCGATGAGCGAGCCCAGGTTAGCCCAGCCCACGCCGCACCTCCTCGAGCGCGCTCTTGATGCTCTCATCGGCGAACTCGAGCCCGCGCAGCACGTTCACGAACGCACGCACGCACTCGGTCGCATCGGTGAACTCGTCGAGCTTCGTCTCGATGGTCGAGAACTCGGCGCGCGCGCGGATCTCCAACATCAGGGCAGGGGCGCTCATGGCGTGGCCTCCTTGGCAGGGTTGAGGAACTGGGCGAGGGCAGGGACCTGGTGCGGGGCGAGGTAGATGCGGGACTCGACCTCGGCCGTCTCCTGGGCGAGCACAAGATCGCCGTCGCCATCCACCCAGACCCGCAGCTCGTAGCCGGGCTTGATGGCGAGCATCGGGGCAGGGTCCGTGGCCGGTTCCGTGGCCGGTTCCACGCCGCTCATCGGGTGCTGCCCCAGCGCGACACCGAGGGCGGGTCGGCGCGGTAGATGCGCGCGCGGCCGCCGGGCTTCGGCAGCACCTCACGGCTGCGATGACGCAGCCACCACTCATACGCGCCGAGAGCCGCGGCACCCACGCCGAAGAGCGCGAACCACGCGGCCAACAACACGAACCACTCGAATGCTTCTGTGCTCACGGTTCCATCCCCTTGTAGGTCTTGAACTCGGCCACCTCGCCCTCGAGCACCGCGATGCGGCGCTCGTAGAGCTCGATCACCTTCTGTTGGTTGTCGATGAGGCGCGCCTGCACGGCGGCCAAGATGTCCGCACGCTCGACCGCTTCCCGCAGGGCGGCCACGCGCGCGGCGCTCATGCTGTAATCACCACTTGCTGCGAAAGTCACAACGGCACCGCCAAAGCTTCCATGCGCTCGAGCGCACGGGCCAGCCCCGCGTCGATCTCAGCCTCGGTGAGCGCACTCAGGCGCGCCTGGTAGTGCCCGGCCTCGAGGAGCGCCAAGAGCACGAACGCGGCCGTGACCACGTCGCAGCCCACCCGGTTGCCGAGCACGTTCAAGTCGAGGCCGTAGCGCACGATCGGCGCGGCCTGCCGCGAGCGGGGGGGCTCGGGGCGGTACGAAGCAATCACCAGTCCAGTCATCGCGGTCCTCCTCCCTGACCCGCCACCATGGCGGGCATGGGACGGATTCTGTGTGATGCGGCGCACGTTACGCAATGAGAATATCGCAACGCATCCACTCTGCGGACAGTGAGATAAGGCGCACAGTTTCGGGCGGCTGCGCCCGCTTGCGCCCGCTATGTTCTCGCCTATGCGCTCGCATGCGGTCGCATAGAGCGGCGCCCCCCCCGCCCAGCGGGGGGCGCTGCCTTGCGTTTGCGCTTGCTCCTGCTCCCTAGGGGTGTGGGGGCGAGCGCGCGCAAAATCCTGCAGAATCTCGAGGTAGGGCAGAATGGCCCCAGACACACGTCCAGGAGGACCCGGAAATGGAACTTTTTGCGCTCGCTCTGGCATGGCTTTTCGGGGGAGCGATCGCACTCGCCGCGCTCGCCTTCGTGACCGGCTTTCTCGCGTACTGGTTGTGGGCAGTCGCGCACGCCGGGTGGCTCGTCGCCGAGCTCGCCTGGCGGCGTCGAGGGTGACGGCCTTGCGGTGACCGCCACGCGGTGACAGAATCGCACCGCTATGGCGTTTCAGCAAACTACACCACCAGAGCAGACGCCAGCGCGCCGCGGGAAACGGGCGCTGTTCAAGCCCGGCCAGAGTGGCAACCCAGCCGGTCGGCCGAAGGGCGTGCCGAACCGCGTGCACCAGACGATCAGGGAGGCGATAGAGCTCGCCTGCAAGCCGGGGGCATGTCACCCCGAGGGGCTAGCCGGGTGGCTCGTAGACCGCGCCACGGGGGGCGTCGAGGACCGCAAGATCTTCGCCGGCCTCGTCGCCAAGGTGGTACCGGCGCAGATCCACGCGACGGTTGACCAGGTGACGGTGCAGCTGCCGTGGTTGGCCGGTCGAGGGGTGGTCAGTACACAAGGGCGTACACAGTCCCGAGCCATCGACGCGCAAGTCATTGAGCCTGCGATGGAATTGACTCAAGACCTTCGGGTTGATGACCCGATGCGCGTGCTCGAGGTGCCCGAGGCTTCGCCATCCGTCGCGCACGGGCCACACGTTGCGGCCGTGCAACTCCCTGCCGACCCCCCACCCCCCCTCGAACGGCAGGCGGGGGGTAGGTCGGAGTAAGGGTTCCCTTCCCCTCTCTCGCCAATACCGATTTCGAGGTGTTGAGATAAATGCAACCGCCTGACGAGGACATCGCCGCTGCCGGGCCGATCACGATCAACACCTACCGCCCGCGCGAGGTGTTCCTCGAGCTGCACAACCGCGCGACGCGCTGGGCGTGCGTGGTGGCGCACCGGCGTGCGGGCAAGACGGTGGCGATGTGTGCGGACCTGGTCATCAGCGCGCTCGAGTGCCCGCACCCGAAACCGCAGGTGGCTTACCTCGCGCCGTTCCGCGAGCAGGCGAAGAAGGTCGCCTGGCAGTACCTCAAGGATCTGACGAAGCCGCTCTGGGCGAAGCCGCCGAACGAGAGCGAGCTCAAGATCACGATGCGCACGAGTCGGCCGGGCGACTACGCCACGATCTACTGCGGCGGCAGTGACAACCCCGACAGCCTCCGCGGCCTCTACCTCGACGCGGTGGTGATGGACGAGGTCGGGCAGATGCGCCCGAGCACCTGGTACTCGGTCGTGCGCCCGGCGCTCTCGGACCGGCAGGGCAGCGCGATCTGGGCGGGCACGCCTGCCGGCAAGAACTTCTTCTGGCAGCTGCGCGAAGAGGCGCGGCTGAACCCCGGCACGCACCTGCTGCTGGAACTCCCTGCGAGCAAGACGGGCATCTTGCCGGAGGGCGAGCTTGCGGCGGCGCGCGCGCAGATGACCGAGGAGACCTTCGCGATCGAGTACGAGGTCAGCTTCGACGCCTCGGTGCCTGGCGCGTACTTCGCGAAGCAGCTGGGCGAGGCGTATGAGCAGAAGCGGGTGGGGGACTTCCCGATCGACCCTGCGTTCCCGGTGGACCTTGTGGCCGACCTCGGCTACACGGATTCCTGCTCGTGGTGGGGTTGGCAGACGGGGCCGGATGGGCACCGGGTGGTCGAGTTCTACGAGGCGGACGGTCAGGCCATCGGCCATTACATCGACTGGGTGAAGAGCCGGCCGTACAAGGTCGGCACGGTGTGGCTGCCGCACGATGCGCGGGCGAAGAGCCTGCAGACGGGCAAGTCCATCATCGAGCAGTTCCTGCACTCGGGCATCACGCCGCGGATCGTGCCCGAGCTCAGCCTGCAGGACGGCATCGAGGCTGCGCGTCTGACCATCCCGAAGTGCTACTTCGACGAGAAGGCGACCTATGCCGGCGTCGAGCACCTGCGGGCGTACATGCGCGAGTGGGACGAGCGGACGCAGACCTTCCGCAACCGCCCGAAGCACGACCAGCACAGCCACGCTTCAGACGCTTTTCGCTACCTCGCGCTTGCCGCGAGACCCGTTTCTGGTAATTTGTCAAGTGGTGGTGCTAAAATCGCACCGCGTAGTGGCGAGCACTACGGGTTCACGTTGGATGACATCTGGGACTGCAGGCCGCGCCAAAGCGGACGGGTGGGTTGATGGAAAGCTCCGAGCGCATCGAGACCTCCAAGGACTTCGCCGACACGCCGGGCGGCATGGCGCGGCGTTGGAGCACTGAGATCGAGGCGGCGGTCAAGGAGCTGACCAAGTTCCACGAGGACGGCGACAAGATCGTCGAGCGGTATCTCGACAAGCGCGACGACTGGGGGCGCGAAGAGTCGCGCGTGAACCTCTTCTGGTCCACGGTGAAGGTGCTGCTCTCGATGCTCTACGCCCGGCCGCCGAAGGCCTCGGTGTCGCGCGCGTTCCAAGACTCGGATGACGACCAGGCGCGCGTGGCGGGGCAGATCCTGCAGCGCCTGCTGAACAAATCCTTCGACGACAACATCTCGGCGTGGGACGCCGCGGTGCGGCAGGGCATCGAGGACTGGCTCGTGGTCGGCGCGGGTCAGGTGTGGCTGCGCTACGAGGTCGAGACCGCGCTCGAGGAGGTTCCTGCGCAGTTCGACCCGCTGACGGGCGTCGAGATCGCCCCGGCGCAGACGGTCGAGCGCATCGTCGCCGAGGACGCGCCCTGCGACTACGTCTTCTGGAAGGATTTCCTCTACTCCCCGGCGCGCACATGGGGCGAGGTGCGCTGGGTGGCGCGGCGCGTGTACATGACGCGCGAGCAGCTCGAGGCGCGATTCGGCCCCGAGATCGCCAAGGTCGTGCCGATGGTGCGCCGGCAGTCGAAGCAGGGCGAGCCGCAGGTCAAGAACGACCCGTGGGCGCGCGCCGAGGTCTTCGAGATCTGGTGCAAGGAGAACCGCAAGGTCTACTGGTTCGCCAAGGGGATGGACACTATCCTCGACTACAAGGACGACCCGCTCGGGCTCGAGAACTTCTTCCCCTGCCCGAAGCCCTTGGCGGCGAACGTCACCTCGAGCAACTTCATCCCGCGCGCGGACTACATCTTCGCGCAGGACCAGTTCAAGGAACTCGACGAGATCAACACGCGCATCACTTGGCTCACGCGCGCGGCGAAGGTCGTCGGCGTGTACGACAAGAGCGCGGGCGATTCGGTCGGTCGGGTGCTCCTGCAGGCCGGCGAGAACCAGCTCATCCCGGTGGACAACTGGGCGATGTTCGCCGAGGGCGGTGGCATCAAGGGCAAGATGGAGTTCGTGCCGATCGAGGCGGTTGTCAACTGCATCGACCGGCTGCGGCAGTACCGCGCGGACAAGACGCAGCAGATCTACGAGGTGCTCGGCATCTCGGACATCATGCGCGGCGCTTCGCGCGCTTCGGAGACTGCGGCTGCGCAGCAGATCAAGGCGCAGTTCGGCTCGACGCGCATGCAGCTCTCGCAGTTCTACATCGCCGAGTGGATCACGCACGCGCTGCGCATCAAGGCGGAGATCATCGCCAAGCACTGGCAGCCCGAGACCATCGTGCGCGCCTCGAACATCGAGCGCACGCCGGATGCGGCGGTCGCGATGGCGGCGATCGACCTCATCAAGAACACCGAGTTGGCCGAGTATCGCATCAGCGTCGAGGCCGACAGCATGGCGGCGATGGACTGGGCCGCCGAGCGAGACGCAGCAGTCCAGTTCATGCAGGGCTTGGGCGCGTTCATCTCACAGGTCGCGCCGGTGGCGCAATCGACGCCCGGCGCAGGCCCCTTCCTGCTGCGTCTCATGCAATGGGCGGTCGCGAAGTTCCGCGTCTCGAGCGAGATCGAGGGCGTTCTCGATCAGGCGGTCGCGGCGATGCAGCAGCAGCTTCTGAACCCGCCGCCTCCGCCGCCGAACCCCGAGCTCGAGAAGCTCAAGCTCGAGGCCGAGAAGATCAAGTCGAACGAGCGCATCGCGGCATTCGAGGCGGCTTCGGACGAGAAGGTGGCCGCGCTCAAGGCGACGGTCGAACTGCAGAAGGTCGAGATGCAGGCCAAGTTCGACCAGGTCGCGGCGCAGTACCAGCAGGTCGCCGACATGATGGCGGTCGTGCAGAAGGTGAACCCTGTGATGCAGCTCGACGGCCTTTCGGCCTCCATCGGGCAGATGTCGCAGAGCAACGCCGCGCAGATGGAGCAGCTCCTGCGCGCGGTCACGCAGAAGCGGCGCCGCGTGCCGATTCGCGACCAGATGGGCGAAATCGTCGAGGTGCGCGAAGTGGACGAGCCGGAGAGTCCGGCCGGCCCCGGCCTGCCGCCCGGCTCGATGCAGGTGAACTGATGCTGCGCCAGCCTGCAATGGAGTGGCGACCGGCCCTTGGGCGGTGGCTGCTGCGCGTCGAGTCGCCGGTGTCCGAGCGGGTAGTGCAGAAGTGCGTCGAGTTCATGCTCAGGGTTCAGGCGGCGCGGCGTCTCGGGCTTTTGCCCGGCGACACGCGGGACGACCTCGATGCGAGCGTGAAGGCGTTGAACGAGAACAAGGTGCAGCAGTGGGCTGCGGGTCCGCAGATGGACGGCAGCGGCGACATCGAAGTTTTCCGTGCCACGACCGGCACGGGCAAGATCATCACAGGAGTCTGAGACATGGCAGCGACTTGGAGAGCGACAGGCGGCGCTATCGCCTATGCGTCGAGCAAAGACATGCTCAACGTGTTCAACGGCGCATCGTCGGCGCGAGTGATTCGCGTCTACCGCGGGTACTGGTTCAACAACGGCGTGGCGGCGGTGACGGGTGTGCTGACGACCGCGCAGGTGCGTCGCATCACCGCAGCCTCTGCGGGCACAGCGGTGACGCCGGTCAGGCACGACACCGCCTCGTCGGCGCTCGATGCGAACACGACCTGCGGCACCAACCAGACCACGACCGGCTCGGACATCTTCCGGCGCTTCCTGTTCGTCAACGAAGAGCCGGTCGTCGCCGGTACCACGCAGGCCAACTGGCTGACGCTGGTGCCCTTCGCTGAGGTGTGGAACGCTGGGTACGGCGACACCAACGTCGAGCCGGTCACCTGCCGCGCGGGTCAGGGCTTCCAGCTCTTCCACAGCGGCTCGTCGGCGGTCGGCACGGCGGACCTCGAGATCGAGTTCACCGACTCAGCGAGCTGATTTATGCCCGCTCTGCGACACAAGACCTGCGGCCACGAGTGGGAAGTGTCGCAGGAGCTCGCCGATCGCGTGCAGCATGACCTCAACGGCGGCGTGGGCGGGCATTCCCCGCCCATCACCTGCCCGTCATGCAAGACGCCTGGGCGTTATGTGCGCTTCGAGGTCGTGACGGAGACGCCGCCCGATGCCTGAGACGTACTACCTGCGACTTAACGCGGTGGACGTGCGGCCTCTTGAGGACGCCTTCCTCGCCATCGAGAACGACGCGACTGACGACCGCGCCTATTTCGAGCTCGTGTCGCTGCGGGTGTCACCGGCTGCGCCTGCTTCGACTGGTACTGCGAGGACGGGTGGCCTACTCGGGCTGTATCGTGTGAGCGCGGTGACGGGCGGCGACACGGTTGCGCCGGTCAAGATGGACACGGCAGACGCATCGTTTCCTTCTCAGGTCACGGTAGTCAACAACCCGAACAGCGTGACCACGACGGCGCGGTTTCGACGCATCAACGACTCCCCGGCCTACGGAGTTCAGTCATCCAACACGCAGTTCAGCAGCCGCACCTACGGCGGGTCGATGGTCACGCACCAGAAGTCGCACTTCTCTGACGTGTGGCGGGGTGGCGAGAGCGTGGACGTGGAGCCCATCATCCTTCGGGCTGGCGAGGGCATCGCGCTTGTGCAAGAGGAGTTCGGCCTGCCGCACTCGATGATCGTCTCGGCGGTGGTCACGAACACGGCGACGGGCGCGACCTACGTCTGCCGATCGACCGATGTCGGCACCGACCGCACGATCGGCGGGGCGCTGTACGCCATCATGAACGGCAGCGGTTCGGGCGTGACGCTGGCCGTGAAGCTGATGTTCCTGCCGATGGACGGCGAGGCGTCCCTGACTCCCGGCCTGCGCTTGATGAGGATGGACGGGTACTCGCTGCGTGGCGATGCGGCCACGGTCATCAGCGCCGACACGTCGAAGACCGCGCCGAGCAGTCTCAAGGTATCGGTCGGGCCGATGCAGATTCGCCTGCCCGGCGAGTGGCAACCCGATATATACACCACGCACGGCCTTGCGTATCAGGGCTCTGGCGCATTGCTGCAGGCGTGGCTGAACGCGCAGCTCAACGCCGGGGTGTTCACCCGTAAGACGTACGCCAACATCTTCCCGAACGTCGGCATCGGTAACGCCATCGGATTCCAGTCCTCGACGATGGACGATTGCTTGATGCTCGACGCCGCGCCGGGGAGTGGCATCGTCGTGACGCCGGGGCAGGGCTTGGCGCTGGTCGGTGGAAGGTTCCAGGAACTCTCGCAAGAACCGTTGCGCGGCGCGGCCTCGACGTTCCACAACTACGACATCGAGGCGACGATCCTTTACTACCCGCCCCCGGCTGCGCCGAGCGGCGGTAACACCTATTCCAAGTCCCGCGTCGTCAACAAGGGGTAAGAGATGCTCAAGCAATCGACAGCGCGGAACCTGATGGTCTTCCTCACCGACTCTGCCGACCATGTGACCGGCAAAACGGGCGCGACGCTTTCGGTGTCGCTCTCCAAGAACGGCGCGGCTTTCTCGAGCATCTCGCCGACGGTCACCGAGCGCGGGGACGGCTGGTACAACATCGCGCTCACGAGCTCGCACACCGACACGCTCGGCGATTTGGTGCTGCGGGCAACGGCCTCTGGCGCTGACCCCATCGACCTTCGCGAGCAGGTGTTCGCGGGGCTGCCTGGCGAATCGGTCACGGTGTCGAGCATCGCCAACGACGCGATCACGGCTGCCGCGGTGGCGGCAAGCGCGGTGACCGAAATCCAGAGCGGCCTTGCGACGGCGGCCGACCTGACGGCGGTGAAGGCTAAGACGGACTCGCTCACCTTCACGGTCGCGGGGCAGGTGGACGCGAACATCCAGTACGTCAACGACGTGCAGGTCAAGGGCACCGGTCAGTCTGGCAACGAGTGGGGGCCGGTGTAAGTGCCGTTCACCTACTCGACCTGGGGCACATCGTGGGGTGGCGCGTGGGCCACCGCGTGGGGCGGGGGTTCGCCGCCGCCCCCGCCGCCTGCGGTCGAGACGCGCGGCGGCTACGGCCCGCCGACGAAGCGCAAGCAGCGCGACTTCGACGAGGAGCGCCGCGAGCGCGATCGGCTGCGCGAGCAGATCGAGGCCGCGGTCGCGCCGCTCAAGGCCAAGAAGGCCGAGGTGGTCGAGACGGCCGCCGGGGGCGAGGAGGGCGTCGCCATCCTCACCCGGCGCCAGCGCATCGCCATCCCGGTGCCGGCGTCGCTCGACGCGGGCGAGGTGGCGCGGATGGTCTCGGCGGCGCTCGAGCGTGCCGGCATCGAGGCGCGCAAGGCCGACTCCGAGCGCGCGCGGCAGCTCGCCGCTGCGGCGTTCGAGGTCGAGGTACAGGAGCGGATGCGGCGCATCCAGCGCCGCCGCCGCGAGGAATGGCTGCTGTTGCTGAACTGAGGACGCCATGACGAGACGACGCTACAGGTACGACCCCGAATCGGGCGAGATGGTGGAGATCGGCGCAACCGAGCCGCCGCGCCGCAAGGACGCGCTCAATCACCTGAGCGCGCTGTGGGGTGACCGGCACTATGACGGACTCGCAGCGCCCGGCGGTGCGGACATCTCGAGCCGCAAGAAGCACCGCGAGTACATGAAGCGCACGGGGCTGACGACCGCGGACGACTTCAAGGAGACCTGGGCGAAGGCCAAGGTCGAGCGCGAGAGGTACTACCAGCAGGGCGGCTCCGTGCGCAAGCAGGACATCCGCGAGGCCATCGAACGACTTCAATCCAAGAGGTGACCCATGTCTGACCCCACCACGATCAGGGACGCGCTGGAGGCGGCCGTGCCCGCATCCGACCCGACACCTGCCCCCGAGCCCATCGCCGCCGAGAGCGCCCCTGCTTCGGCCCCAGAGCCCGTCTCGGCGCCCTCGCCGGAGAGCGCCTCGCCCTCGCGCGTGCGCGACGAGTCCGGCCGCTTCAAGCCGACCGAGGCCAAGGCCGAGTCCGTGGCGCAGCCGCAACAGCGTGCGGAAGACGCAACACCGGCCATCCAGCCCGGCCCGAAGGCCGAGCCGCGCCCGGCGCCGCAGGAGCGGGCCCCAGCGTCGTGGCGGCCGGACGTGCGTGAGCACTGGGCGGCGCTGCCGCCCGACGTGCGCGCGGAGGTCGCCCGGCGCGAGTCCGAGACGCAGCGTGCGCTCGCCGAGTCGGTCGAGGCGCGCCGCTTCACCGAGCAGCTGACCAACGTCATCCGGCCCTACGAGATGTTCATCAAGGCCGAGAACAGCAACCCGCTGCAGGCGATCGACAACCTGATGAGCACCGCGGCGCGGCTGCGCACGGGCACGGCGCCGGAGCTCGCGACGATGGTCGCCGGCATCGTCAAGCAGTTCGGGGTCGGCCGGTTCGGCAACAACTTCATCGAGCAGCTCGACCAGGCGCTGGCCGGGGAAGTGCCGCGGGGCGATGCTGCCTCGACGCAGGTGCAGCAGATCCTGCAGCAGCAGCTCGCGCCGGTGCAGCAGTTCATGTCGCAGTTCCAGCAGCAGCAGGCCGCCCAAGCGCAGCGCGCGCAGCAGGAGGCGGCCTCCGAGGTCGAGCGGTTCATCGAGCAGGCCGAGTTCGGCGCGGACGTGCGCGAGGACATGGCCGACCTGATGGAAGTCGCCCAGCGCCGCGGCCGGGAACTCACCCTGCAGGACGCCTACCGTCAGGCCTGCCTGACGAACCCGCGGGTGCGCTCGGTGCTCGAGACCCGTTCGCGCTCCCAGGGCGCGCAGCAGGTGAACGACGCTGCCGCGCGCGCCAAGCGGGCGGCGGTGAGCGTGTCGGGCTCAGCCGCGCCGGCCGGTCCCGCCCCGACGCCGACCGATGTCCGCTCGGCCATCGAAGCGGCGCTTGTGCAAACCGCACGATGATGGTATAAACACAACGGGCATGGTTCGCCGTGCCCGTTGTGTGCCCAGCGCCGCAGCCACCGAAGCTCGACGGAGCGATTCGCGGAATACCGCATTCGCCCACCGCGACTGACCGGACTGAACAGGTTCGTTTAGGCCACGAAAAAGGGCGGGGAGTGATCCCCAGTTCAATTTTTTGTGGAGAGTTTCAATCATGGCATTCGCAAATGTGAGCGACATCGTCGCGACCACCATCCAGAACCGGTCGCGTTCGATCGCCGACAACGTCACCCGCAACAACGCGCTCCTCGCGCGCCTGCAGCAGCGCGGCAACATCAAGCCGTTCGGCGGCGGCTCGTCCATCCTGCAGGAGCTCAGCTTCGCCGAGAACGGCAACGCTGCCTTCTACTCGGGCTACGACACCCTGCCGATCGCCGCGCAGGACGTGATCTCGGCCGCCGAGTTCAGCATCAAGCAGCTCGCCTGCCCGGTCGTGATGAGCGGCCTCGAGATGCTGCAGAACAGCGGCCGCGAGGCGTTCATCGACCTGCTCGAGTCGCGCATCAACGTGGCCGAGGCCACGATGGCGAACCGTCTCGCGCAGTCGATCTACTCCGACGGCACCGGCTCGGGCGGTAAGGAGATCACCGGACTCAACGCCGCTGTGCCCTCCAACCCGGCCACCGGCACCTACGGCGGCATCGACCGCGCCACCTGGTCGTTCTGGCAGTCGAAGCTGTACGACTTCTCGGCCGCCGGCGTGACGCCGCCCGCCACGGGCGCGCAGATGCAGACCGGCCTCAACACGCTCTGGGCGTCGCTCGTGCGCGGCTCGGATCGTCCCGACCTCATCGTGCTCGATGCCAACTACTGGGGCATCTACACGGCGTCGTTGCAGGCGAACCAGCGGTTCACCGATCCGGCGCAGGGCAGCCTCGGCTTCCCGACGCTCAAGTTCATGGACGCCGACGTGGTCCTGGACGGCGGCATCGGCGGCTACTGCCCGGCCAACACCGGCTTCATGCTGAACACGAAGTACCTCTTCCTGCGGCCGCATCGTGACCGGAACATGGTCTCGCTGTCGCCGGGCAAGCGGTATTCCACTTCGCAGGATGCCGAGGTCCAGATCCTCGCGTGGGCGGGCAACCTCTGTTCGTCCGGCGCGCAGTTCCAGGGCCGCATCCAGAACTAACGACCTCGTGGTGGGGGTCACCTTGCCTTGGTAGGTAGGTGACCCCTGCCTACCGAGGCTCTTCTCAGGAGAAACAGACATGTCTCAGATCATCGGCATCGACAAGACCGCGGTCACCGCCGCCACCGACGTTCCGGCCTTCCGGCTCGGCACGCTCGGCGGCTTCGACGACCCGGTTCTCGGGTATCAGGAGTTCATCTACGGCCGCGCGGACGGCGCTGTCACCGCCTTCTTCGCGTGCGTCGAGGCGACTGGCTTCGACTTCGCGATGGCGAGCACCACGAACACCGCGCCCGGCGCGGCTGGTTTCGGTTCTCGCATCGGCGTCGCTCAGGCCGGCCTCGCGGACAACCAGTACGGCTGGTTCCAGGTGTACGGCAAGGGCAGCGTGCGCACGCTCGCATTGGCCGCCAAGGGCACGCGCCTCAACACGACGGCCACGGCCGGCGCGTTGGACGACGACGGCACTGCGGGCGCCGAGGCGATCGTTGGCCTCGTCCTCGGCACCGCGACTGGCGGTGCGGCTGCCGTCAACGCGGACGCGCTGTTCAGCTACCCGACCGTCGGCGTCACGCTGTAATCCAGCAGCAGAGCGGGGCGGTGCGGGGTGATTCCCGCACTGCCCCTTTTCCACAACCAGAAGAGGAGTTTTTCCCGTGCAGGTGAACACCACCACAGTGTCAACCGATTGGAACAGCGTGCTCGACGCGCCGGGTCTCGACGAGTCCCGGTTCGTGAACGACGACAAGCTGTTCGTGCAGTTCTACCGCAAGCCCATGATGCACCTCGGCGACTCGCGAGCCGCCGGCCGCCCGATCTACCGCGAGGTGGATTGCATCCGCATCATGGTCCCTGGCGACAAGCTGAGCGTCATCGACCGCCCGGTCGATTCCATCGACTCGCGCCGCTTCGCTGCGCGCTACGAGAAGTGGAAGGCCGGCCAGGGCAACAGCGTCGAGGGCACGCCGCTCACGGCGCTGCCGCGCATGACGGGCGGCAAGATCGAGGAGTACAAGTTCTTCAACGTCCACACCGTCGAGCAGCTCGCTGCTGCGCCGGACTCGCTCGGCCAGAAGTTCATGGGCTTCAACGAGGACAAGCGCGCCGCGGCTGCGTTCCTCGAGCTCGCGAAGGGCAACGCTCCGCTCGAGAAGATGAACGAGGAGCTCAAGAGCCGCGACGCGAAGATCGAGGAGCTGCAGGTCTCGCTCGAGGCGCTGACGAAGATGGTGAACGACGCCAAAGGCAAGAAGAACTGAGGTTGATGCCTCATGCCTTACCAGATCATCACTGACAACACGCTCGGGACCATCGTCCAGAACGTCGCGCAGCTGGTAAGTTTCCCAGCGCCTGCGGACCCGGCGGGGGACTCCGACCCCGCCGTGGTCCAGATGGTGCAGTCCGTCAACCTCGCGGGCATCGACCTGCTCGGCATGGCCGACTGGCAGGAGTTGACGAAGACCCACACCCTCAGCATCCAGGCGTCCACGCCTGGCATCAAGGAGCAGGCGTTCACGCTGCCCGAGGACTTCTACGAGTTCATCGACCAGACGCAGTGGAACTCCACGATGCAGTGGCCGGCCATCGGGCCGGTCTCGCCGCAGGCGTGGCAGGAGCTGCTCGTGCGGCAGACGCTGCCGACGCTGTCGTTCTACTGGCAGATCCGCGGCAACCAGATCTACATCCTCGCGCCGCCGACTGCGGCGCAGGACCTGACGTTCTTCTACCAGTCCTTCGCGTGGGTGCGTGACGCCGACAACGCGACGCTCTACAAGAACCGGGCGAACAAGAACGGCGACACGGTGCTGCTCGACTCGCACCTCGTGACGCAGCTCGCGCGGGTGAAGTGGCTCGAGATGAAGGGCTTGGACAGCAGCGCCGCGATGCGCGACTTCCAGGTCAACTTCGAGAACCGCAAGGGCAACGAGAAGGGCGCGGTGGTGCTCAACATGGCGGCTTCGCGCCGCTATCCGTACATCAACGCGGTCTACAACCTGCCCGACACGGGCTACGGGAACTGACCGTGCCGCTCGTCCCGCTCGCACAGTTCAAGACGCCGCGCCGCGCCGCGGCCGCGCGCGTGGCGGACATGTTCACGATTCCCTCGCCGGTGGGCGGTCTCAACTACCGCGACCCCATCAGCGCGATGCAGCCGACCGACGCGCTTGTGCTCGAGAACATGATCCCGACGCAGACGGGCACGGTCATCCGCAAGGGGTGGCAGTACCACACCTCGTCGGTGGCGCTGCCCATCAAGTCCATCTTCGCGTACAACGCCCCGGCGTCGGCGAACAACAAGGTCTTCGCGGCGGCGGGCGGCAACATCTACGACGTGACGACGGGCACGCCGTCGCTCGCGCAGTCGAGCACCGGCTCGACGGACGACGTGTGGAGCGTGACGCAGTTCGCGAACGGCGCGGACGTGTTCCTGCTCGCGGTGTCGCCGGGCGCCGGTTACTGGACCTACAGCACGAGCACGGGCTGGCTCAAGCGCACGGTGACGGGCCTGCCGGCCTCGCTCAAGGAGGTCGCGGTCTTCAAGAACCGCGTGTGGTTCGTGCCGAACAACGACTCGCGCGTGTACTACCTCGACACCGTCGATGCCATCACGGGCACGGCCTCGGACTTCGAGATGGGCTCGCTCTTGCGCAACGGCGGCGTCATCCGCGGCCTCATCAACTGGACGCTCGACGCGGGCGTCGGCATCGACGACCACCTGGTCGTGGTCGGCTCGCAGGGTGACATCGGCGTGTGGACGGGCACCGACCCGTCCGACCCGACGAAGTTCGGCCTGCGCGGCATGTGGTACTGCGGCCCGGTGCCGAAGTTCGGCCGGTTCTTCACGGCCTACGGCGGCGACGTGATGATCCTCTCGGAGCTCGGCCTTGTGCCGATGTCGCGCCTCGTGAACGGTCAGTTCAGCGAGATCCAGCCCGGCCCCTCGCAGAAGGTGCAGTCGGTGCTCTCGCCGCTCATCGCGAAGCTGCGCGAGGAGGTGTCGTGGGACATCTTCGTCGTCCCCTCGAGCGACGTGCTTGTCATCAAGCTGCCAGAGGACGCCGGCGTCTACACGCAGTACGCGATGAACGTGAACACGGGCGCGTGGTGCACCTTCACGGCGATCCCGATGGCCTGCTGCACGCTCTTGAACGGGCAGCTCTACTTCGGCCTCGAGGACGGCCGGGTCGCCAAGGGGCTCTTCGGCAACAACGACGGCGTCGAGACCGACGGGTCGAACGGCAACCCCATCGAGGGGGACGTGCAGACGGCGTTCAACGCCTTCGGCAGCCCGGCGACGCTCAAGAAGTTCGGCCTCGCGAGGCCCATCTTCATCGGCTCCTCGCCGCCGTCCGTCAAGCTGCAGGTCAACACGCAGTACACCTTCGCGAACGTGGGCGGCTCGCCCTCGTACACGACGACCAACGCGGGCTTCTGGAACAGCGGCCTCTGGAACGTGGCGGTGTGGTCGGGCTCGCAGAACTCCTACCAGGCGTGGGTGGGCACTACGGGCCTCGGCTACTACGCAAGCCTGCGCATGAAGGTGCGCGGGCTGCCGGGCACGATTTTCACGTCTTCGCACATGCTGACTGAAGCCGGCGGGGTGATGTGATGGCTGAGTCCAAGATCGCCGCCCTGCGTGCGGCTTCGAGCAACGCGCCTGCGCCCCCGAGCGGCCCGCAGGCATTGTCCTACCCGTGGATGAGTTCGGCGGGTCGGGAGCTGGTGATGCCTGTTCGTCCTCCTCCTGCATCGCCCAAGGCACGACGCCCTCCCGACCCGTCGAGCACTCCTGCGCAAGACATCAGGAAGTCCACCCCGCCGCCGGGCGAGCGCGACGGGCTGCCGCCGGGCTATCGCCGAGGGCGCGATGGCAACCGCGAGACCTCTGGCATGCCTGGCTTCGTGGACGGCGTGACGCTGCCGGACGGCTACAACCCGAACTTCCGCTACAACCCCGACCTGTTCGATGTTCTTGCGCCGCGCCCCGGCGGCCAGAACCTCTACGGCGGCATGGTACCCGAGAACCCCTCGGTGACGGAGCCGGCCTCGCCCCCCGCGCCGGGCGGGCAGCCGCCGCTTGTGGACATGGACTTCGGGCTGCTCGAGTACATGCGACCGAACCAGCGCGCTGAGCTCGGCTCCGAGCCCGCCGCAGCGCCCGCGCCGCAAGACGCGCCGCTGCCGTCGATGGCTGACTTCAACCTGCTCAACTACATCCATCAGATGCCGGGCGTGGAACTGCCCCCGCAGCAGATTCCCTACCAGCCGCAGATCCTCGAGCCCGAGCAGGCTGCGCCCGCGCCGGCTGCGCAGCCGAAGGTTCCGCC